ATAGAAAATCGATCGTTTTCGGGTACTTCGCGCCCGTCGCTTTAGTTGACGCTCCACCCCAAAACCCAATTAAAAAAACCACTTTCCGCGACGTTATCAACGCGGAATATTTGCGGGCGCCCATAATTTCCGCGCACGTCGCCGCCCTGATGTATCTCAACTGCGACAAATACATCATCACAATAATAAAAGTCTGATTCTGACTCGGGATAAAAAATTTGATACTGAAAAACGCTAGAAAAGTCGTTTTCATGGTTGTATACGTTATCAACTTCAGTGCATTTATAGCGCGTGCCCGTCTCATCGTGTAACGCGGCTTTTATGTCGTATTCGCATTGCATTAGCCATTTTTTAGATAAAATTTTCTCTAATTCGCCCCCGTCCAATACTTCGCGGCCTAAAGTTTGCTCTAAAAATTCTCCCGTATCAATTGAGCAATATTCGGGCGCGTTTTCGTCGATTTGGATTAAGTCACGCATTTTTTGCCCCTTCGACTAATTTGTTTAAATGGCTACACAATTCGTCTAAAGAGTAGGATTGAAAAACAACGCCCCCGCCGAATTGCTTATTGTGAAACTTACGCCCCCCAGCTTTATTTGCTAACTTGCACGCCATAACATAACGCTCGGACAATCCGAAACCGATACCCTTATTCGCCCCGTGCACGTCAAGCGCCAAAAAGTGAGTGACATAGCGCGGGTTTCCGTTAACGTCATTTTTAACGCGCATAAAATCATTAGGTTTAATAGTCATTTTTTGCCCCTTATTTAGAATCCGATAGCCATTAGCACAATGGCGACAAGTAACACCACTGGCGCGGTAACGATTAAAATCTTGTCTACTATGTGAGAATTCATGTTTTGCCCCTTACAGTTTAGAGATAACGTAAACACTAACAAAACCAATGAGTACCATGCCAAAGCATGAGACGTTAGCTAACAGTTGAATAGAAGTCATTTTTTAGCCCCTTTTCGTTTTCGGCGTTGCACTATTGCCCCGCCATGTTTTGTATTGTAAGGGAATTTTTTACAGTGTCAAGGGGGCAAATTGTAAAGAATTGTAAAGGTATTTGTTGTGACAATATGGCCTATTTTTATGGGTCATAAGGGGCGTTTTATAGGTCATTATATGGGTCAAAATGCGCGTTTTGTAAAGAATAGTTTTTTGCTTTTTGCTAGGGGCTAACGGGTGACAATTTGGCCTATAGGTTAAAAAATGCGTTTTCTAGGTCATATGGGTTTAGGCATGGGTCAATTTTTTTGAGGGGTTATGACCCATGAACAAAGCCCCGAAAATGCTAGGTTTTCGGGTTTTCTGGTTTAAATTGTCAATAGTTATTATTTTGGATTTGCTTAATAAATATATATTTCATAATGTGAAATAGTGTATATATATAAAGAATTTTGGGTTTTGGGTGACAATTTAGCCTATAAACCCCCGCGACAAAATCGGGCGATTATGGCGGGGGGCTAAAAATTTGAGGCTATAGGCATGGGGCTATTAATTTGGGGCTAGGGGCTATAGGCATGAGGCTATAGGCATGAGGCTAGGGGCATGAGGCTAATTTTTAGTAACGTGCGCCCCCCGCCCCATGCCCCCAAATTTTTAGCCCCTAGCCGATAGCCTTAAATTTATAACCCCTTGCATAGCGACAATTTGACCTATAACCCACAATTTGACAATTTGACCTAATAACTTAACATAATGGACATTGTATAAAATTACTTTACAATATAAGGGCGCGCGATCTTATGCCCTATGCCTTGCGGCTATCGGCACGGGGCTAGCGGGCACGCGACGGCGTGCATTTTCGCGCAAAAACCCCGCGCCGACGGGTAAAACTACTACTATTGTGCCAAATTTTACTTTGAAATTAGGAAAAAGGGACTCCATTAACAACCCCCTATCTAAAAGCGATCGGGCAAAACTTGGTACTTGACAAAAGCTGTAAGCCCCTATAATCAGGCCATACCGAAAAAAGGTAGTCAAAAATCTAAAAGGGGACTCCTACCAGACGGGTACCCAAAAATTGAAATTTTGAAATCGGAGTCTGAGCCATGAGCAATATGCGCTATTCTTTAGAACCTTTGTTTTACTCTTTCGCTTACGAGCCCAAGGAGATCAAAGCCACGCAAGCGCAGGTTGATCGCATCTACAAAGCTGCGTTCCTCGGGCTCAAAGATTCAAGCCTTGCGCTGGCAGCCGGACTGCTCCCCGCCGAATTCCGACAGCTCTTAGCCAACGACCCTTGGATCGAGATTGCGATCGAGAAGGCGCGCGCTGAGAGCGAATTGCACGCAGCACAAAAACTCTCTGAGAATGTCGAAGCTGGCGACACCAAGGCGATTGCTTTTAAGCTTACGCACATGCACGGCTACATGCCTGCACGACCCGAAGGCGGCGACGACAATACGCTCATCGTGAAGGTGGTAAACTCATTGCCATCACCCGACGAGAAGAAATCAGAAGATGCCTGAGATCACCGTCAACTTGCCTAGGCTACACAGTGGGCAAGAAAGACTGTTTCACCAACAAACGCGATTGAACTCTGTGCGCTGTGGACGGCGCTGGGGGAAGACGCGCTTTCTCGAATACCTTGCAGCCCAAGGCGCGTGCAATGGGCTGAGTGTCGGAGTGTTCGCACCTGAGTACAAGCAGTTGGCCGAGCCGTGGGATCACTTGATTGATACGCTGGATCCCGTCAAGAAAACGGCCAACAAAAATGACGGCACGATCAAGACGGTCACGGGCGGCAAGGTGGACTTTTGGACGCTCAACGACAACGACCTAGCGGGTCGGGGGCGCGAATACAACTTGGTGCTCATTGACGAGGCGGGGTTTACGAAGTCGCCGCAGATGAAAGATATTTGGTTCAAGTCCATCAAACCGACGATGCTGACAACCAAAGGTATTGCGTGGGTGTTCTCGACACCCAATGGCGTAGACCCTGACAATTTCTTTTACGCCGCGTGCAACGACGAAGAGCTCAACTTCACAAACTTTCACGCGCCGACGATCACCAATCCGTATGTGCCGCCAGAAGAGCTCGAACGCGAACGCGAACGCAACCACCCGCTAGTTTTCAAGCAAGAGTACTTGGCCGAATTCATTGATTGGTCGGGCGTAGCGTTTTTCTCGTTGGACAAAATGTTGGTCAACGGCGAGGCGGTGCCCTACCCCACCACATGTGATGGGGTATACGCGGTGCTGGACACTGCGGTCAAGGGCGGCAAAGAAAACGACGGAACGGCAATCGTTTACATCAGCGTCAACTCGCAGTCGCAACACCCGCTGACGATTCTCGATTGGGACATCATCCAAGTGGACGGCGCGATGCTGGAGCGCTGGATGCCCAGCGTGTTCATGCGGCTGGATGACTTGGCCGCACTCACGGGCGCGCGCAAGGGCTCGGTGGGCGTGTTCATCGAAGACGCCGCCGCTGGCGCGATTCTTTTACAACAAGGCAAAGCTCGCGGCTGGCCTACTTACGCGATTGACAGTAAATTGACAAATTCAGGAAAAGATGAGCGCGCCATCTCGGTGTCTGGCTATTTTCACCAAGAGAAGCTTAAAATCAGCTCATTCGCGCTGAACAAGACGGTAAGTTTTAAAGGCGCCACGCGCAACCATCTTGTGACACAATTGGCCAGCTTCAGGCTCGGGGACAAAGAAGCATTCCGCAGGGCGGATGACTTACTCGATGCCGTCGTGTACGCGCTGGCCGTGGGCGTAGGCAACAAATACGGGTATTAAGGGGTGCTGAATGTCTGATGTCGTAGTAAACCAATCGTCACTCAACTCACAGTTGATTGAATTGCTCAATGCTGACAGCATTCAGCCGGGTACCGATGCGAGTTACGCAATTTGTAAAGCAATTTGGGAATACCACCCACTTGGCGGTAAGCTCGTAGAAAAACCAATTCGCATGGCGCTGTCCAAGCCCCGACGCATCACCGTGGACGTTGAGCCCAAGGAGATGTTGGTAGAAGCATTTTGGCGCGAGTGGGAAAGCCTCGGCGCGACCAACCACATCCGCGACACCATGTTCATCAACCGCGCATACGGCGCGGCGGCGATTGTGTTTGGTGCACCCAACATTCCCACCGATCAACCCATCAACCCTTGGGAGTTGTGGAAGCTCGATCTGTATTTCAACCAGCTCGACCCGCTGAACTTGGCTGGCTCCATCGTGACCAACCAAAACCCCAATGCACCGGACTTTCAAAAGCCTCTGCCCTACACGACAGCCGCAGGCCAACCCTATCACCCAAGCCGAAGCACCGTGGTGTTCAACGGCACGCCGATTTATCTGAGCTTTCAAGCTTCGGGCTTTGGCTACACAGGTCGCAGCGTATTCCAGCGCGCGCTGTATCCACTTAAGTCGTTCATTCAGTCGATGGTGACGGACGACATGGTGACGTACAAGGCGGGATTGCTGATTGCAAAACAAAAACCAGCAGGCTCGATCGTCAACCGACTCATGCAGACCGCCGCTGGCATCAAACGCACGTACTTGCAGCAAGGCACCACGGGCAACGTGCTGTCGATCGACATCGATGAGGACATCGAGGCGATCAATTTGACCAACACCGACACGGCCATGACCACCGCGCGCGATAACATCATCGCCAACATTGCGTCAGCATCGGACGTGCCATCGATCTTGCTAAAAGACGAAGCATTCACGCAAGGGTTTGGCGAAGGCACCGAGGACACCAAGGCCATCGTGCAATACATCGACGGCATCCGCGAAGACATGGCAACGCTGTTCATGTTTTTTGACAACATCGTCATGCACCGCGCATGGAACCCCGAGTTTTTTGAGGCGGTGAAAAACGAATACCCCGACGTCTACGGCAAGCTGTCATATGAACAAGCGTTCTACAAATGGCAAAAAGCTTTCAAACCATCTTGGCACAGCCTGATGGAAGAGTCTCCATCTGAAAAAGTCAAGGTCGATGAGATCAAACTCAAAGGCATGACCGAATTGCTGCGCACCATCCTGCCGATCATGGATCCGCAAAACCGCGCGCGTGCAATTCAGTGGGCACAAGACAATTTGAACGAAATGCCTGATATGTTTTCCAGCACGCTCACGCTCGATCCCGAGCTCATCACCGAGTACGAGCCGCCAGCCGAAGCTATCCCCACCGAGCGCTTGCCTGCGGCTAGGGGCTAAAAATGACGTTTCACGAGGTGCTTACCGAAGCCATCAACGACATCATGTTGCATGGCTTCGACACCAAACGTCGCATCGACTATTGGGTTGAGCGTTTGCGCACCGCCGCGCGCGCATCCCTCATACCCGAGCACCGCATCAATATGGAGATGGAAAAGTCCTTACAGGCCGCTTACAGTCGGCTAGTCACAAAAGGTGGTCTAGTCAATGCCAACGTAAGTAAATTTACAGTGGACAGGCTCAAGCCAAAACTGCGTGCCGAACTAGACCGCCGCATCATGGCGTCATCGGATTTGATCAAATATCGCCGCGAAGAATCCATTAACGAGACACTGCGCCGCTTTGAAGGGTGGTCTACATCCATTCCTAAAGGCGGTACGAAAGTTCTTGACAAGATTGAAGAGAAAAAAGAAATCCGCAAAGCTCTAAGCAAACTGCCGTTTGAAGAGCGCCGCGTGATCATTGACCAAACGCACAAGCTCATTGCCAACATCAATGAGATCACAGCTGTGGACAGCGGCGCGATTGCTGCGCGTTGGCACTCCAACTGGAAGCAGATGGGCTACAACTACCGCGAAGATCACAAGAAACTTGACGGAGATGTATATCTCATACGTGACAGCTGGGCTGTAAAAAAAGGTTTTGTGAAGCCAGATAAGGGCTACACAGATGAGATTATTTCCCCTAGCCAAGCGCCTTTTTGCCGTTGTCGCTATGTGTACCTATATAATTTACGTCAAGTAGAAGAATTGTTGACGCAAAAAGGTAAAGCTGCTCTACAATCCGCAAAATCTAAGCTAGGTACTTAATCTATGCCCTTTGAATCGGAACAACAACGCAAAGCAATGTACGCTGCCGCCGCTGGCCACAGCAACATTGGCATTCCACAAAGCGTTGGAGAAAAATTCGTGCGTCACGGAAGTGACAGCGATATTCCTGAAGAAGCAACTGTGTTGAGTACGCCTGATGAAGACCCTTGTTGGGAAGGCTATCAACAAGTGGGCATGAAGGAAAAAGGCGGTAAAGAGGTGCCAAATTGCGTTCCTGATGCAGTTGTGCCACGCTTGGGTGAAGAGCCCCATGCAACCGTACCTGTTGACAAAGATGCAGGTGCAGCTGGCCGCGCGTCAGGCATTATGTTTTTGACCGACACAGGCGAAGCTTTAATGATCCGCCGTGGCAACGGTGGTGACTATCCCGGCACATGGGCTGTGCCCGGTGGCCATCAAAATTCTGGCGAGACTCTTGAAGAGTGCGCGCGCCGTGAATGTTTTGAAGAGACAGGCATCAAATACGAAGGCGCGCTTGAGGTTTTGTACGATGACGGCCAGTTTTGCACGTACATTGCGCGCCATGCTGAAAAAGTGCCTGTCAAACTCAACGATGAATCAACAGGTTACGATTGGTGTTCTATTGACACCCCTCCTCAGCCTTTGCATCCCGGTCAAGCGATCTGTATGCGCATCGCTTCAGCCAATACCGAATATCAAGTAGCCGAGCTCATTCGAGACGGTTTGTTGCCCAGCCCACAGATGTACGCCAACGTGATGTTGTTGGCCATTCGCATTACAGGCACAGGGCTTGCATATCGTTCAAGCATTGGTGAACACGTTTGGCGCGACCCATCGTTGTATTTAAACCAAGACTTTTTGAACCGTTGCAACGGTCTAATCGTGCTGATGGATCACCCCGACACATCGGTATTGACTTCAAAAGAATTCAACGACCGTGCCGTGGGCAGCGTGATTTTGCCTTACATCAAAGGCGACGAAGTTTGGGGTATCGCAAAGATTTACGATCAACCTTCGATTAACGAAATTTTGGAAGGGGACATTAGTACCTCTCCCGCCGTAGTGTTTGACAACACTGCGGGAAACACTACACTTACAACTGAAAACGGCGAGCCGCTTTTAATTGAAGGTGTACCATTCCTCTTAGACCACATTGCCATCGTTACGAAGGCGCGTGGATCAAAAGGGGTTTGGGACAAGGGCGGTGAACCCGCTGGCGTTTTATTAACCAACCCTGAGGTGTCTGATATGACAGAAAAAGTGAATGAGCCGAAGGCAGATGCCCAAGGCGACAAACTCGATGCCATTTTGAACGCTGTGGGCGCACTTGCTGCCCGCGTCGATTCGATGGAAAAAAACCTTCCGGCTCCCCCTTTAGTCACTGCGGCTGACAAAAAAGCCAAAAAAGACGAAGAAGCCAAAATGGACGACGACGATCGTATGGACGACGACGAAGCCAAAATGGATGATGACGACTCTAAAAAAGACGACGACTCCAAAGCCAAAAAACATCGTAAAGATGCTAAAGGCTCTGACCCCAAAGAGCACGACGAAGGCGAAATCAAGCCTGACGACGATTGCAGAATGGACGATGACGAAGAAGAAGAAATGGCCAAAAAAGCTGATGAAGAAGCTGCAAAGTACGCCGACGCGCAAGCGAAAGCCGACAGTGTTCTCGCTGGATTTGGCAAGTCTGCTTCACGCCCATTGCAAGGTGAAAGCGTGATGTCTTATCGCAAACGTCTGTTGCGCGGTATGCAAGCCTACTCTGATAGCTTCAAAGGTATTGATTTGAACAGCATCCGCGACGCCAAGTTGTTGGATTTGGCTGAGAAACAAATTTTTGCTGATGCAGCTATGGCTTCACGTCATTCAGCTGGTGTCCCCGCTGGTCAACTGGTGGAAATCCACGAACGTGACCGCGCTGGCCGCATCATCACCAAGTTCAAAGGTTCTATGTCTGCATGGCTCGACGACTTCAAGTTGCCAGCTCATCGCGTGACTAGCTTCCACACAGCCAACAACGCACGCTAAGAGGTAAATAGCCATGACAGCACAAATCTCTCTCAACCCGATGGCAACCACCAACGCGGCAAACCTTTTTAATGTCAATTCTCAAGGTTTTACGCAAGGTGATGCACAAGACGATCCCGCAGTCAAATTCGCTTTGGCTGGTGGTGTTTTGTCTACCTCTGCTACTACTCCTTTGTGGGGCGGTGTGCCAATCATCGAACAGATCCCCGGCGCTCCCTCACAGCCCGGCACTGACACTTTGGGTGCAACCGTGGTTCAAGCAACCACCAACGCAGTGCCTACAGGTATCTGCGTGTACAACCAAGCTTTCGGTGGCATTACAACTCCTCAGTCCAACGCGCCTTTGTTCTCGCCCGGCATGTCTGTGAACTTCTACCGTTTCGGTAGCGGCGCACGCATTCCTATGGCTTGCGACTCTAGCGTGGTGGCTTTGGACGGCAGCAGCATTGTTGAGACTGTGTACTACAACTACAGCACCAACTTGTTGACCACAACTCAGCCCTCTGGCCAAGCAGCTTTGCCAGTGAAGATTTTGCGCACTAGCACCACTGGCAACAAACTTGTCTCGTACAGCTCGGGAACAGGCAACGCCAACTGGACGTCTACTGGCAACATCGCTCTCGTCTTAATCTAATAAAGGAGCCTCACCATGTCCGGCTTTGCACCGTCATTTGTTACCGTCAATCCGCACTACATGATGCCTGAGCTCATCATGCAGTATTCTTTGGCTTCCGGCGCGTTCACCACGCTGGCCACAGAAAATCCAATGGCTCGTTTGGGCGAAGCTGACCTGTATGTCTACGCGAAGAAAATTCAGTTGACATCACAAGTTAGCGCCAATCAATCGACTGTGAACCAGTTGCCCAGCGCATCTGTGATCCCTTCGATGATCAGCACCGCTACTTACCGCCTGCAAACCCGCGCTCAGTACGACAACTTCGACGAAGCTGCTACTGGCCAATGGGGTTACGCTTTGCCCGAAGCAATGCGTCTGGCTGCTCGTCAAGGTATTGCTCAACAACTGCGTAACGCTCTGTTGTATGGTTTCAACCCATCCAACGGCGAAGGCTTGTTGAACACCGCTGGCGCCACCACCCTGAACCTCGGTTCTGACACCAATGGCAACACTGGTTACAGCACATGGGATTCTGGTCAATTGGCTCAGTTCTTGTTGAACATGATTGGCGCTTTGAAAGTTCGCACTTTGCAAATCGGCCAACCTCTGCGTTTGGTGTTCTTGGCACCTCAGCGTTTCATCAGCCAAATCAGCTACTCTGGCGTTGTGTCTCTGACTCAATTCCAACGTATCGGTGCTGGTGTTGAAACCGCCGCAGGCTTGGTTGAAACCGTTGCTCAATGGGCGGGCGGCGACGACGTTAGCTTCGCTGCTGATGACACCTTGATCGGTCAAGGTTCTGGCGGCACCGACGCTATCCTGTTGATCGCTCCTGAGTTGAAGATCCCTAAAGCAAATACCCGCATCAACACCAACGTGTTTGCAAGTTTGACTCCAAACCAAACTGCTACATCTTTGATGTTGACAGACGTGTCTGCTCCTACAGAGATCCCCACTCCGATCGCTGACGGTGGTATCACCACTCTGTACACAATGCGCTCAACTTCTGGTTGGGGCTTGCGTCCTGAAGCATTGACCATTTTGTCTGCTGCTTACTAAGCACAGATTTGGTTAGCAAGGAACCCCACTACGGTGGGGTTTTTTGTTATGATTGCGATGAACTTGTGTGATGCCAAGTAAAAGGTTTTGGGCGGGTAGGGTTTGGTTTCTGTTGTGAGCCCTCGGAAATCTGACCGCATCATCTACCCGCCCACCCCATAAAGGAAGAAATGATGGAACTTTATGTAGCTAATTGCAGCAAGCAAGATTTTGATTTCACTTACATGCTGCCTGAAAATCCCCGCCCTTTCTTGCACCGCATCCGCGCGGGTTCGCAAGTGAAGATCCAAGGTACATCCACTGAAGTTGATCAGATTGTCAAACAACACACCGTCTACGGCATGATGAATGTCGATGAAGTGAAAAAAGGTTTTGGCAGCTTGGCTTATCGAATTGGCAAACCAATCAGCGTAGACGCGATTGAAAATGGTTTTACCCAATCCGAACAAGAAGCCATTGACCGCGCGCTGGAAGCGCGTAAGATTCAGGCTGCGGCATCGGATCAGATCATCCAACAAAAAGCGCAAGAGATGGGTTTGCGTCAAACTGAAGGTCTGGAAATTGAAGTGATTGAAGAAAAACGCAACGCTGCGGATACTGATCCTAAATTTCAACAGACAATCGAAGTTTCACGTGAAACAGCCGCGCCCAAACGTGGTCGTGGTCGCCCATCAAAAGGCTGACTTTTTTAACTAACTGGGTACAATATAGCCATGAGCGACCCCATCATTTCCCCACCAACGCTGACAGGTTTCATTGCTTGGACACGGGCAGTGATGGGCGTACCCACAATGGCAATCGCTGATAACGATCCCGGCTATGCGTATGCGTTTCAGATAGCGCTTGACGTAGTGCCACAAGATTATTCTGCGGCTTCTCCAGATATTTACACTTTGACGGTGTACAACTGGGGAGGAAGTCAACTGATTCAATTCCAGCAAGATATTTCCGGCCAAACTTATTTTTCAGACCTACGCGCAGCGTTTGGTGTAAATAACTTTGTGGCAGGTGTTGTCAGTTCTGCATCAGATGTCTCCACCAGCGAGAGTTTGGCAATCGGCAAAGGTTTACAAAACCTTGACATGATGAGCTTGCAGCGCATCAAAGACCCCTACGGTCGTCAAGCCGTTTCCTTTATGCAATCCCTTGGAACCCTTTGGGGATTGACATGAAATTAAAGCTCGGGGTCATCGATGTACCCGAGCCAGAAGGCGGCACGAGCTATACCGTCGGTAAAGAGCTCGAAGAAAATTATCAGCTGTTTTCCAAATTTGCCGAGTACGACATGAATAACATTGTGAAAATGTTGTCGGAGTCAGCGGCAGGTGCTCTGGAAACTATGCAGATGACAGGCCAACTGCCTACTGATCCATTTGCAGCGGCAGGCGAAGAGATCACCGATAGCTTTAAAAAGTTCATTCAGAACGAGACTTTAGCGACTATGGGTGTTCCCGGCGTGCCAACAAAAGCCGCTTTGGAAGGCCGCACTTTGCGCACAAAAGGTGGTAAAACCGTCAGCAGAGTTAAAAAAGGTCAACAATTTAAAGAAATTGTTGGGGCACGTCGCCCTTCTTTTATATACTCAGGGGTCTTGCAATCGTCCTTGAAAGTGTGGGTTGACTGATGGCCACCGCTACTGAAGCCGCAACCGCTAAATCACAGCTTGCCTCCGGTTTGGCCGAGGGTACGAACACGCTTTCTGGCAATGAGACAGTCACTTTCACACTTTATGTGAAATTAATTTTGCCTTTGGATGGATATGTGTATTGGGTAAACGCCACGTTGCTAAACGACTCGGCGATTTACAACGCATTGACATACGGATTTGGCGAATACAACAAGCCGGGCGACACTTTGCCTGCACGCCAAGTGACGCATAAAGGGTCGTTCCATTTCAATTCTGAGTTGCATCAACTGGAAGACCGCACTACGGCATATAACCACACTCTGTTTACCTCATTAGATCTGATTCAGGATTTCAATCTGACCAATCCGAATCTTATCTACGTGGCGACGTATGAGGGTATGCGTTTTGCGTTCAGCCGCAGAGAAAATTTTTACAAACAAGCGGATCTGTATCATTACCGAGGCGACGCGCTGTATTCAATCATGGATACGCAGCTGATCGACTCGATGACAGGTTTTGATACTGAGAGCGTTGTTGTATCAAACAGTCTTCCAATTTGGCTTAGTTTAAATCAGTATTTTCCCTTGTATCCATCATATCTGGTGGGGCAAAACTTGGCGCCGCCTTATGCGAGTGTTGATATAGACCCGCGTCAGACCACAGCCTTACAGCAGTTCCCTTTGCTTGACAGCGAATCTAATCCCTACCAACTTGTGCACGACACAGTTCGCATCACTATCTTTGGAACACGCAATAACGAAGCTTTAAACTTCGCCAATTATGTGTTCCAATACAGCATGAATACGGATAACATTGGCATGATGAATATGCCTGTTATTCAAGATGAAAAAGTAACCCAGCCGGAGCTGGGTATCATCGCTATGAAAAAGTCAATCACGTTCGAGGTTTCGTATTACCAAACCACAGTCAACAACGTAGCCAGAAAACTGATTGAAGAAGCGTTCATCACACTCAATCCCATCTAAAGGAGTTCCATTATGGCAGTCGGTCAAAATCAACCTCAAGTCCTCAACGGTGCAACCATCGTTGGTAAGGGTAGCAAAACAGCATTGAACATTTCTGCTGCAACAGCTGTGAAAGCCGTTGCTGGCCGTATTGTTAAAGTTAGCGTTATTGTTGCTGGCAGCGCTGCTGGCACAATCAATGACGCCGCCACAACTGGCGCAGCTGCAAGCGCAAACGAAGTCGCTGTCATTCCCAACACAGTTGGCGTGTATGACATCGATATGCCTACCTCGAACGGTATCGTTATCGTTCCCGGTACAGGTCAAACTGTTGCTGTCAGCTATAACTAATTAAGGGGGCGTCATGCCAAATATTGTCAACGTAGTTGTCAAGCAGCAGGTCGCAGCCGCGCCCTCGCAGCTTCAACAAAGGGGCGCATTTGTTTCTCAAGGCGCCACCACTCTTGCCACTGGCACTTCTGCGCTGCTCACTCAACTGTCAGATTTGACAGCTTTGTTAGCCGCGTCGAGCACCATTGCATCTATCACATGGAATACTGGCACAGTGACTGTAACAACAAGTTCTGCGCACGGCATTCCTTCTGGCGATATTATTCAAGGCGTAATTTCTGGCGTGACTCCTACTGCATATAACGGGACTTTTTCCGTTACTTCGACAGGAACTACGACACTTACTTACGCTTTGGCATCTAACCCCGGTTCAGCCACGGTTACAGCAGCTAGTCAATTCACGCTGGAAGACTCTATTCAGCTGTTGGCGATGGGCACCACATTCTTTGCTCAGAATGCTACAACACCCGTGTATGTGTTGGAGCTTGGTGTGGGCACTACTGCTCAAGGCGTTACTGCTTTGAACAACTACATCACCAACACAAACTTCTCTTTCTACAGCTATCTGTTGCCTAGCAATTGGGATACTGAATCGACAGCTCCTGCAATGATGAGAGCGTATGACGGCACAACCGCCAAAACGTATTTCTACATTACCACCACTACTTCGTCATACACTAGCTGGACAGGCATCAAGTCTGTGTTTGCTACTGTACAAAGCCCTTCAGCTCCTGTCACTGAATTTAGCGCCGCAGCTATTTTCAATGCCACACTGAGCTACGATCCCAACGCAAGCAATCTGGCATCCCCATTGGAATACACATTTGTGTATGACGTGACTGCCTATAGCACTCTGTCGAATGCTACACAGACCACTTTATTGGCTGCTGGCGTTAACTGGATCGGTACTGGTGCTCAAGGCGGTATCAGCAATACGTTGATTGAAGGTGGAACCTTCATGGATCTAAACCCATTCAACTATTGGTATTCAGTGGATTGGCTGGCGATCAATGTTGCATTGTCTTTGGCCAATGCAATCATCAATGGCAGCAACAGCTCTACAAATCCGCTGTATTACAACCAAGCTGGTATCAACACTTTGCAAAAAGTTGCACAAGCTACGACCAATAACGGCATTGCCTTCGGTCTTATCTTGTCTCCCGCAACAGTCAATGCAGTGCCTTTTGTGACTTACACTTCTCAGAACCCCGGCGATTATGCCGCAGGTATCTACAAAGGTTTGAGTTTGACATTTGTGCCGCAACGTGGATTCTCGTCAATCACGATTTACTTGACAGCAAGTAATATTCCGACTTAAGGAGCAAAATAAATGTCAAACCCACAAGTCGTACAAGGTACATTGAATCGGCTGCTTGCAAGCGTCGTGTACGCCAATTTCACCAACCTCAATGTGACATCGCCATACCTGTCAAAAGAAGCAATCAGTATTTCTTTTGACGGTGATACAGCAATGTTGATTAACACTTTGACGGGCGCTGTTACAAGTCCTGAACCATATCAGTTTGCGACTGTTACGATTCACTTATTGCGCACTCAAGCATTGGCCAATGCGTACAAAACGCAAATCGAGACAAACACCACGATGGGTTCCGTTACGGTATACCCTGACACGGTTACTTTGGCTCCCTATGAATTGAACAACTGCGTTTTGCAGAGCGTTCAAGAAATTGCATTTGATGGTACACAAGCTGGCCTAGTGGTTCGCTTGCGCGGCGTCTACGCAATCAACTCTTCACTGTTTGCTGCTTCTTAAAGGAACTAAATGAAAATCGACCGCGCTCTGAATCTCGTGATGCAAATTCAGACCGCTAAAAATGGTTTAGTGTATGTTCACTCAACCCCTATTAGCAGGTCTATTTTTGAACAGTTCTACCTTGAGATTGGCAAAGTGTTTAGTCAATGCTTTGACAGTGTTAATCAAGCCCATCTTGCACTTTCTGCACCACAACTAGCTTATCCCGCCTTGAAGTCGATTTCGATAAAAGCAGGTAACTGGGAAGGTGCAGGCGGTGTCAAGTTTGGGCTTGTCAACGAGATAGTTCGTTTGACCAACGTGATTCTCAATGGAGATCAAGGCTGGTATTCTTTACCTTTTGATACTGCTGTAAAACGCGGAATTATTGATGAAGATGAAGAAGCAGAGGTTTTGAGCTCTTTGGTTTTTTTTACTGCAATCTCCAAGGTTGCGCCCAAGGATCTGAAGGATTCTTTCTTGGAGATGGCGGGGTCGTTAAGAAATTGGGAGCTTACATCCTTGGACTCTACGGCATACCAGAATGGTTTGCCGATCTTGACCAAGGAAGACAGTACTGGAGAGACAACCCCAGTATCATCGCTGATCTCCTAGATTATCTTAGCGGCGCGGCTTTTGGCACACTTGTAAGAGAATTTGACGGACAATGGATCGACGCTGAACAGTATCGTCAACGACATCTGATCAAAGCGATTGAAAGTAAGTCATTTTTTTAATCTAACAGAGATCAGAAAATGGTAGCAAAGTCAGTCATTGAAATTGATGTTCTCGACGCAAGGTTTAAAACCTTTGTGGCTGAGTTTGAAAAGGTACAAAAAGCCGTCAAAGCCATGACTATTGAGTGGCAAAAAATTGGTGCGGCCAGCACCAAAGCCACGCAAACAAACAACAAAGAACTTGACAAAACTGTCAAGGCTCAAAAACAGATCAGCGCAGAAGTAGAAAAAGCTGATAAGAATCAAAAATCGCTTAACAAATCAATCCGCGACGGCAACCGAGAGTTATCTACTGCCGCCAGAACCGCCGCATCGATAGCGGGTAGTCTGGCAAACGCGGCGCTCTCTGTAGCTAAATGGACAGCCTATGGCGCAATAGGTGGTGGATTTGGATTCGGCAGTCTTGCATCCAGTGCAAGCGACTATCGTAGACAAGCGCAAGGTTATGGAGTTTCAACTGGTCAACTTCGAGCCGCGAACACCAATTTTGGTAAATATATTTCACCTGAATCGGCTCTTGGAAATATCGCCAACATTAAAAATGATTTAAGCAAACAGTGGATTTTGACAGGCATGGGAGTTGGTGCAAATCAAAACCCAGCGGAAGCTTTACCCAGTGCTATACGTAATGCAGTGAACATATTTAAACAAGGTGGTCAGAGTCAACAGTACGCGCAAGCGCGCGGATTAACTGAAGTGTTCAGCCTTGAAGAGCTACGCCGTTTGTCCTCTCTTTCTGAACAAGAGCTTTCAGATACGATCGATGCGTATAAACGCGATCAAGAAAAAATGGAAGTTTCTGATTCAGATAGCAAAGCATGGCAAGATTTTTGGGTTCAATTGAAGCGATCAGGAGAGTTAATAGAAACAGCTCTAATAGGAAAATTAGTTGCATTAGCCCCCTTATTAGATAAATTCTCGCAAAACATCACGAATATCTTGCTTAAATTTGTAGATTCTCTTGGCCAATATCTTGCCAGCGATAGATTCCCTCAAGACGTAAGGAAGTTTTCTGACGCGCTTGTTGCGCTATTTGAGATTGTAAAGAAAGTAGCCAGATTTATGGGTGTCTTACCAGACTCAAAAAATTCGGCAAGAGAATTCAATCCACAACAAGCTGAAGAAGCAAGAACACTTAGAGAGTCGTCCAGCACTCCTAAGACACTACAGGGGAAGCAACAGGCTGCATATAAGTTCTATCGTCAGATGGGTTTAAATCACTATGCTGCTCTAGGCATGGTTGCAAATTTAATGCAAGAAAGCTCGATGGATGAAAACGCATTGAATTTTAA